GGACGGTGGCCGGGCCCTCGGCTAGATTCTCTTTCGCGGCCTTGACCTTCAACCGCCTGATTTCGGCGTCCAGTTGCCTTCTGGCTTCGGCGGCAATGCCGGCGGCTTCCACGTCCTTCGCTTCCGCCGGCAAAACGTCGGCCAGGCCTTCGGTCAGGTTTTGCTTCGTCGCCTTGACCCTCAGCCGCCTGACCTCGGCGTCCAGCTGTCTTTTGGCCTCATCGACAATGCCGATGGCCTCGGCGAGCCCCATCGGCAGCTTGTGCAAACTGGGCAGGGATCGCAGCCGTTCGATTTCGTTCGCCAGCCGCTTCACCTCGTCGTCGATTTGCGCAATCACGCCGGACGTGATGTGCTGGCGGACCCCTGTCGCCTGCGAGGCCGTGGCATCATTGGGCGCCGGCGGCATGACGTTCGCGGGAGGCACAACCGCCGAGGAAGTCTGTGGCGGCGGCGGGGCGGGCTGGGGCGGCAACGGCAAAGGCAGGGGCGGTGGCCGGACGGCGCCGGGCGGCGCCGGCGACACTGCCGCCGTCGCGGCCGTCGGCAGGGGCGGGGGGCGGATGGTACTGGGCGGCGCCGGCGGCGCGACCGCAGCCGCCTGTTCCTGGAGGACAATGGTCAGCGTGGCTTCGCTGGTCATGACCACATTGTGGCCCCTACCGGGCGGGCGGACGTGAGGACGGCCCGGGACTTGTGCCCGGGCCGTCCCGTCGCGGGAGGAACGTGGCTTGGCCGCCGTGCTAGGTCGCGGTCCAGAGCGTGGCGTTGCCGCTCACGTCGTAAGGCAGGATTTGCATTTTCCACGGCATCTTGCGGTGCTCGCTCGTGAGCATCCAGCGGAGCTGGTCCGTCGAAATGATCGCGTAGGTGGCCGTCAGGCTGGCGGGCGTCGTCGCCGACGCCGTGCCGGCAACGGCCGTCAGCACCAGGATGCCGGCGACGGCGGAATCCAATCGACCGATGACGCCGGCCGCCAGGGATGTGGCCCCGCTGGGGGCCAGCGTGTTATACGGCAGGAGCATGTTGAGAATGCCGGCCTTCCACTCCAAGGCCGTCCCCATGATCCAGGAATTGCACCCGCGGTAGATGCCGTCCAGGATCATTTCGCCGTAGCCGTCCGATTCCTGGATGAGCTGCTTTTTGAACTCAATGCCGATCTCGTAGCCCTTCTCCTGAAGGCCGATGTCGGCCACGGTCGGGGCCCCCACGGGGTCATAAGTGCCGGCATACCGCCCCGCGACGAACGTCCCCAGCGCCATGTCACAACCTCCGAACTCGCCTCACCAGTTCCGCCAGGGCGGCGGCCAGGTCCAGGCCGAACGCCACTTCCAGGTGCATCAGGTCCATGTACGTCTCGTGGACCGTCCCCGTATGATTCGTGACCCGGACCTCGGCCATCCGGTCCGGCCCGCGGACCTGGCGGCACGCCCACCGGAGGAACTCCAGCCGCCGCCGTTCGTCGAGCCGTTGGAGCAGCTGCCAGACTTCCTTGCGGTCGCCCAAGTCGAGCCGCGCCGCCCTCAGCGTCATAGGTCCTTGGGGTCCACCTGGGGGTCGGCGGCCCGGTTCGGCTTGGGTTGGTCAACCGCCTGAAACTCCGCCGTCGCCTTGCACGCGGCACAGCGGACGGCCCAGGGCTCGGTCGTACCCCGGTCGTACGTCCCCAGGACGATGGCCGGGTCACAGGCGGCCCGGTAGTTCGACCGGCTCCCGATCAGAACGGGCGACCCGGCCGGCGCCGACCGGATGCGGCCGTCCGGGTCCTTCACGAGCAGGTGAATCCGCAGCGTTTTCGCTGGCCTCGGCCCCGCCGCCTTCGGCCCCGCCGCCGACATTGGCTCCATACTGGCCTCGTCGTTCATGATGCCTCCTCAACGACCTGAACCCGCTTCGCCCGGCCGAACGTGAGTGTTTGGGCGATGCCGACCGGCATCGGTCCCTGATCCTCACCGACCACGGCCCCAAACCATTCCGGACCTTTTGCCTGGGGCTGGCCGCCGCCCAGAAACGCCAGCGTCTCCACGAACCCGTTGTCGGCCACGCCAATGATCTCATTGGCCCGCTGGCGGACCCATTCGGACCGCGGGTCGGCATGAAGTGACGCCCGAACGGCCTCAAGGGTCCTGTCCAGGGCCTCCCCCTCCGGCCCGACGAGGAGATTGCCGATCCGGTCCCGCGGGGCCCGACCCATCCGCACCGTGACCGTGACCTGGACCCCATAGACCTCCTCCAGGCAGTTCCGGTTGCCGCTGCCGACCCACGACCCGGCGTGGACCGCGACAAACCGTTCGCCACACACCGGCGGGGGACTGCCGTCGAACGACAGGTCGCATTCCGTGTCGGAAAGGCCGCAGCCGCCCTCGGTCGTGGGACGACGCAGCCAGTCCCGGACTGCCAACAGGAGGGCCCTCTGGCTCACGTCACCCTCCCCTGGAGAATGAGGGTCAGGACCCGAACCAGACCGCTCGCCAGGGCGCCGGTCAGGGCCGACCACCACGAATCCGGCAGCCGCCCGTCGTCGGGCCAGAGGGGCCGGCGCGGCAGCCGCCCCGGCACGCCCCGGTGGTGCCAAGTCTTCTTGTTCGTGCCGACCACTACACGGCCGGGCAGCATCCGCAGAATCTGACCGTCCGGAGGCCGGCCGTCCACGCCGGGGCCCAGGGACGCCAACAATTCCCCGGTGTCTCGGAGGATTTCCACCTGCCGGCCGCCGTAGACGGCCAGCTTCGTGCGGGCCCCCTGCCGCTTGACCTCGGCCCAGGCCTGCCGGGCGGCCATCGCGGCCGCTTCTTTGTAGTCCAGGCCGTGCTTGGCCTGAATCCAGGCCAGCCGGACGGCAAAAATCCGCCGCCAGGTCGCGTCCTCCTTGCCGGTCAACAGGCCTCGGGGTCTCTCGCCCCACCGCTTCCGCGGCGCCGGTCGGCGGGAGGCGACGGTCTCCCGCTTGAGCGGCGTCCAGGCGATGCCGGCCTCGTCCGTGCCGCCGCGGGCCTTGACGACGAAGGCCTCCTGGATTCGGCCCAGAAGGGTCAGCCCGAGGCGGAGTTGCAGGCCCTCGGCCACCCGGTCGGCGTCGGCCTCGGTGCCGGCCAGTACGCGGGGCAGGCGGCGCAACACGCCCAGCACCTCTTCGCGGCTCGCCGTGGTGTAAACGACCTGCGCCATGACGACAGCCTCGACCCGTTACGGCTCGCCGCTGTCGTTCGGCAGGGCCTGGCGAGCGGGGCCCCGAGGAGACCTGTCCGGGCGCGGAACGGGACCGCCACGACAGGATCGCCACGACACGAACAGCCCATCGGCCCCTGCGGCAGGTGATCCGGGAAACGTCCCGGGCCGGCACGCTTATGGCGCGGGGCCACGCCTTGGCTTTGGCCGCGCCCTGGCCTTGGCGCGTCAAATCGAGTAGTCGAAGAACTCCCACTTGTCGTCGTGTTGCCGGTAGTTCTTCGCCTTCACCGTGCTCCGCCGCTTCTCCGTGACCACGTGAATGACCGGCTCCAGCCTCGCCCGCTGGTTCGCCAGCCGCGGGGCGCACGTCCTCCGGAGCGGGAGCCAGGGGATGCGCAGCTTTCCCTCCCGGACCATTTCCAGGCTCTCCACCGCCCGGTCGTGTCTCCGGGCCACGCCGACCGGGGCCGGATTGCCCCTCCGCTCGCACAACAGTTGGGCCGCCAGGTCCGTCGCCCGCTGTTTGACCCATTCGCTCTGCGCCAGCTGGGCGGCGTCGTAAAACTGCCAGCAGTACTCCTCGATGAGCGAACTGGCGTCGTCGATCACGTCGCCCAGGTCGTCCGGCGGGCCGTCGTCCACACGCAGCGCCACCCCCTCCGCCGACAGGCGGTTGTGCAGGTCCTGCTCGGTAAGGTAACGGGTCTGTGCCACGGCCGGTCCGCGTTACGCCTGCCTACGCAATGGCCTCCAGGCTGGCCTGCTCGATGACACGGTAAAAGGTCCGCACCTTGAGCGGACTGTCCCCAGTCGTGACTTCGCCCACCAACAGGTGCAGCACCAGGGCCGCGTTGGACGCCAGGGCCAGCACGGCCGGGTCGGTGCCGACGGGCCGGGCGACCCGGAGTTGGTCGCTGGTCTGGTCGAGGAACCCGGTCGTTTCGACCTGCGTCGAAACCGCCGCCCCGGCCGCGTTCGTGTACTTCACCACCAGGTCCTCGCCGGCGGCGATGCCGTTATACGCCGTCGTGGCATAGTCCAGGAACAGGTAGGCCCCCAGAAACTCCAGGAACTTGCCCGCCCCGGGCGCGGCCACGAGGGTTTGCGGGGTCGCGTTGAGCGCGAGCACCTGCGCGGAGCCGATGAACTTGTCCGTGAAGCGGATGGCGCTTTGCGGCCGGGCGATCATGTCCGTCGTGTAGTTCGTGCCGTCCCAAACGATTTCGACGGACCCGTAGTTCTCGTTGATGACGTAGGTCGAGGCCCCGTTGATCAGGCCGGACGCCGGCGTGATCGTGATCGGGTTGACCGCCGCGTCACCCTTGGCGTCCACGAACTTCCACGCCTGGCCGACGTACTGTGCGGCCGGCAGGGTGACGGCCGTGGCGCCGCCGCTCGTTTTGTTGACGACGACGAGGCTGGCGTTGGCGATGTCGGCGGCGTTGATGGCGCCGGCCGTCGTCTTGACGTAAGTGCTCTTGTAGACCAAGTTGCCGCGGATGTGCCGGCTGCTCATAAGTTGCTCCTACGGTTGCTCGGAGAATGCCCAGGGGCCAAGGGCCGTCCGCCGAAGCGGCACGGCCGCGGTCACGGCTACGGCGTCACGTCGGCGGAGAACACGGCGTCGGGGACCTTCAGGGTCGGGAGGAAGGTGTCGCCACGGTACGTCGTGATGGACGGCGGGTTGTAGCCGACCGTCGCATACCCGAACATGCCGCGCACGTCCTTGAAGCTCTTGATGGCCGCCTCCGCGTCGGCCTGGACGTTCAACGTCGTCGGCACGGGAAACGTGCCTTCGAGGAACTCCCACCACGTCTCATCGACCTCGGGCGTGAACACCACGGCGTCGCCGGACCAGAGGTCTTGGTTGGTGCCGGCGTCGTCCTCGTAGAACGCCTCGTAGGCCGGAACCCAGGTGAACCCGAACAGGCCGTCGGGAATTTCCGCGCTGGCCAGCCAGCGCTGGTTCATGTCCGGGTTGCGGGCGAGGTAGTCCAGAACGTAATCATTTTGGCTGAGGTACGTCGGGATGTTCTCGCCGTAGATCGCGTACCGGAGCGGAAGCCCCGTCAGGCGGCGGGCCCGCTTCTTGAGGTTGCGCAGGTGCAGCGGGATGTCGGTCGAAGTCAGGGCCCAGCTTTGGGCAATGATGCCGTTGAGTTGGTCCTTGTTGTTGGCCGCGAGCTGAAAGTCGTGGGTCTCGACGGCCCCGCTGCTGCTGGGCAGAAGGTTGCCGTCGGCGTCCCAATAAATCTTGCCGACGCGGAGGACCTGGAGCGTGGCGGCGACGCGCAGGTTGACCTGCTTCATGGCGAACTCGCGGTCCTGCCGGGCGACCTCCTGTTCGCCCTGATCGAACTCATAGGACACCGGCGAGCGGAGGTACTTCATGGTCGCGGCGTCCATCGGCTGCTCGTCGAAGGAGTGCAGCAGCCGAACGTCCACCTCGCCCACGTCCCGCAAGTTCGTCCTGCGGGCCGGTGCGCCGTACTTGTTGAGCTTGGCCACGCGCCGCTCGCCCGTGTAACGGGTGTACCTGGCCTTGTTGCCGATGACGCCGCGCGTCGGCTTGAGGAAGGCCGGGGGCAGCGGCTGCGGGATGCCGCTGGCGGTAGCCTGGATGCGTCCGCTGATCTCGACGTACCCGAGGACCTGTTGGAGGCTTTTGGCCACGGTTCATGCTCGCTAGCCGCCCCCCAGGCGGTCCCCTAGGTAAACGTGGCGGGCGGGTGGGGTAGACCCGCCGTTTCGGCTCGTCAGCCTAGCCACGTTGGTTCTCATACAATCCCGGCCGAGGCAGGCAGGGATCAATACCCGTCGTCAAAGACGAACTGGCCGCCGCCGGCCCCGTTCAACCCCTGCTTGACCCAGGTCTGCAAGGACGAATCGCTCGGCCAGTTAATGAGCTGGCTCGCGTCGATGACCCCGGCGACAGGCACCTGCGGGAATTCCACGTCCGACAGGCTGGCCCCGTTGTTGTCCGTGACCTTCAGGCCCCAGCCGTCCGGGATGAAGGTGATCGGCGTCTCTGAACCGTCGGCCGGCGTGATGAACGACCCGGCGACCTTGTTGAGGTTCAGGTCGCCGACGGTGATCGTGCTGGACGCGCCGTTGACCGTGACGGCCGTGACGGTGATGGCCGTGGCCGCCACGGTGCCGCCGGCGGTGGGCGGGCCGATGAACTTCAGCGACAGGTTCCCGCCCCCGCCCAGGGTCTTCAGGCGGGAGATTTCCGTCGCGGTCGCCTCGCTCACGGCGATGGTCGTGTCGTTGTCCACGTAGGCGGCCGTGGACACGCCGATGACCGACGGCCGGTACTTGCCGCTCGCGGTGACCTTGCCCATCATGAGGCCGGACCGGAGCACGTCCGTGTCGCCCGAGTTGCCCGGGTCGCGCGACAGGGTGCCGTCAATGACACGCCCGCCGGCAAGGAACGTCGGCATCCCCTGGCGGGAGACCAGGCGATTACTGGACGTGTTGGGGGACCGGACGCCGGGCAATCCGGGAACATCGAGCAAAGGCATGGTTGCACCTCGTACTAGTAGTGTCGGTCAGTCCGCAATGGCACGGAATCGCCGCGCCGCACGGCGGCCGGTCTGGTCGCTACTTCCCCTTCGCCCTCGGCTCGGCCCTCGTCTCCGCCGGCGTCGCCTGGTGGCCGGCGGCCGGCTGGCCGGGCGTCGCGGCGTCCGCCGCCTTCGCCCGCAAGGGCAAGAGCTGATCGTTGAGCGAACGAATTTGGGCCCGCAGGTTCTGGTTCTCGGTCATGAGCGAGCGGTGTCGCCCGGTCGCCTCCTGGAGCTGTCGCTCCAGTTCGGCCACCTGGGCGCGCAGTTGTCGCGTCTCGTCCGTCGGCACGGCCTCGTCGGCGGCGATGGTCCAGTCGTGCCCGAACACGAACTTGCCGGCCTTGCGGACCGTGCCCAGGGCGACGTGGGATTCTTGGAGGAATCGCACCACATCTTCCCCGCTCGCGTCGGGCCGCCCGCGGAGAAAGTCCTGGACGAGCCGGCACCGGTCCGGACCGGTCCCGGTCTCCCTGAGGTGTCGCAACACGTCCTCGCCCGTCACGCTCGCCGCCGTCGTCATGTCACACCCCCGTTACGTCGCACTCCTCGTTGTCAGGACCAGGATGCCACGTCCTATGCCGATGGTCTGCACGTTTAGCGCGTTAGCCTGGCGACGATCCCCTCGGCCGTCTTCTCGTCGCACCCAGAAAGCCGGACGATCTCCTGCACCGTCGCGCGCGCGTCAGCGACGCTGTCGGGTGGTTCAACTTCCACCTCACGTTCGCCCAGCGACAACTGGGCCGCTTCGGCCGCCCATGAGGTGTTCGGCTCAAGCGCCTCGTAGGCCTCGACCTTGCTCAGAATGGGGACCGGTGCCAGTTCGCCGCGCTCGTCCAAGGACAGGCGGACGGTCTTGAGTTCCGCCAGGAGCGACTCACGGAGGCGAGGGCCGATCCGGCCGGAGGCGGCAAGGGCGTGAATGCGGCCCTTCAGGCTCGCCTGTTCCGCCTGGACGGCCCGGCTTTCGGCCAGTTTGGCCCGCTCCTCCGCGCGGCTCAGTTTGAGCGTCAGCTCTTGCAACTGCTCGCGGCTCATGAGTGCCGCCGCCGGCGGCGACGTCTCCTGTTCCGGCACCGCCTCGGGCTCGGCCGTGTCGGCCGCGGCCGGCGACCCCGACGCCTTCACGGCGATGATGAGGCCGTCGAGGTCGGTCACCTCGTCGGGAATCGTCAGGCCCGCCTCGCGCAGGGCCTCGATCAGCGGCCGAAGGCCGGCGTCGCCCTGGCGCTCCTGGTCCTTGTTCTTCTCGCTCGTCTCGGGCATCGCGGATTCTCCCAGGCGGATGGGGACTAGGTCGGTGAGTGACAGGCGGACCAAATCGGGCGACGCGGCGGCCGGGCCGCGCCGCAACCTGGAAACGGCCAAGGACAATGCCACGGCCGGAGAGGCTGCCACCGCTGACTGTGTAAACGGGCGCTGCCAATGGCACACCGGCTTGGCCGTGACGGCCACGTGGGTGATGGACGGGCCGGGCCAGAGTCGCCCCGTACCGTCGCGGAAGTTCCAACGGATTTCTGGCGAGACGAAGCCGACGCTCGGCAGACGCCGCGCGTCCTCGTCCAGGGGGACCTCGAATTCCCCGTGAACCACGCCGTCGGGGCCGAGTTCGGCCGCCGTCGCCCGGCCCAGCGTCAGTTTGGCCGCCTCGGCTTTGCGGCGGGCCTGTTCCTCGGGCGTCTGCGGCTTGGCCTCGTCTTGGTGCTCCCAGGCCAGTGGGATCGACAGGCCGGCGGCCATCATGTCCCGCATCCGCCGACCCAGGTGGGCGACGAACTGGGGCGTAAAGCGGAGCCGCCGGCGGCCGCCGCGGCCGTCGGGCAGGTCCACCTCGCCAGGCCACATGATGTCCTTCTTGACCCTTGCCATGCGTACCAGCCTAAGGGCTACCGAAATCCGCGCGTCAAGTGGTCCGACAGGCGATCCGGCAAGTAGGCCTTACACTGGGGCCTGTCAGGCAGCCATTCCGTCCACGTCCTGCGGGAACAGGAACATGGCCTTCGACTACACGACGGCGAATTCGGGCGTGTTTTGCCGCCTCGGCAAGATCATCAAGAAGATCAACGCGGCCCTGTCCCTGGCCACGACCACCTACCCGGCCGACCTCAAGGAGATCGTGGACCTCTACGAGGCCGCCGACCTGACAGCGATCATCGAAGGACTGTACGGCACCTATGAGGGCTTCCGCGGCCAGGTCACGGGCGTGCGCCAGGCCCTGGCCGGCTACGCCGACCGGACCCTGCTGGACCGCGACACCGTCCTCGAACAGCTCCGCGTGCCCCAGGCCAGCATCCAGGCCGTCCTCGCCGCGCTGATCCAGCAGATGGTGGACGACGGCAAGACCGTGCAGAAAAACACCGTCACGCTCGGCAGCGCGACGGCGAGCGCGTCCAACACCGGCACCGGCGTGGTCCTGGCCACGAAAGTCCTCGACGGGTGGAACTCGCCCCTCCAAGGCGCGGCGCCTCACATCCGCTACAACGGTCTGGCGTCCGAACTGGCCGTGCCGAGTGAAACGATGGTCGTGGAGTGCGTCGCCGACAGCATCCGGGACGGGACGGCCGAAGGGGCCGAACTGTTCGCCTGGCGCGGTGGAATCCCCGACGCGGAACTCGGATACCAGGACGAGGGCTCGGGACAGGGTCCGACGGTCGCCTGCGCCAACGGGTCCAGGACCGTCCAGGACGGCGACTTCGAGAACTGGTCCGACAACACGCCGTCCAACTGGACGATTGCCGCCGGCACGGCCGGAACCCACGTCTTCCGGGAGGCCTCCAACGTCTTCCGTGGCAGTTCCGCGGCCAAGCTCCTGGGAAACGGCGCACAGGCAACGATCAGCTTGGAACAGTCGGTGCCGCCGTCGCTCCTCAAGAGCCGCCGCCGCTACTGTCTGTCCCTGCGCGTGAAGGCCTCGTCCGTCCCGGCGTCCGGGCAGTTGGGCATACGCTTCGCCGGGACGGGTTACGCCACGACGGCCCCGACGAACGAAGTCCAGGACTTGCAAATCTCGGGGTCGCCCACCGGCGGGACGTACACCATCTCCTGGACGGGCCCTTACGGCGGCACGCAAACGACCGCGCCTTTGGCCTACAACGCCACGAGCGCCCAGGTCCAGGCGGCCCTACGCCTGCTCAAGGGTATGGAGTGTGTCGTCGTCGCGACGCAAGCGGGGTCGCCGCCGGACGTCACGCACCGAATCACCCTGTACGGCCTGCCCGGGCCGCAAAACCTTGTGGACGCGGACGTTAGTGGTCTGACCGGCGGGTCCCCGGCCAAGTCCGTCACGCGAGTGACGGCCGGGGTCGAGGGCGATTGCGTCGTCTTGCCCGCGGCGGCGTTCCCCACCGACTGGGCCCTGCCCCATTTCTGGATCAACACGCCGACCATTCTGCCGGCCGATTGGAAGCTCGTCGTCGAGGTGACCGGGACGCTCACAAACGCCGTGGCCGTGTACGTCGATTCCCTGGCGCTGGAGGCCGTGACGTATCACGGTGGCGTCGGGCTGGTCGTCGTGGCGGGACAGACCCGATGGATCTCCGGCGACCGGACGACCTTCACCGTGGCCAACGACCAGGCCGGCAAGTTCCAGGAGTTTTTCCGCAAGCGTTACAAGGTCCAGTTGCCGTCGAGCGGCAGCCCGAACATTTCCGACGCCCTGGCCGCGTAATCCTGGCGGCCTCAATCCATGACGATCCTGCCGTTCCCGTTGGGCAAATGGGCTTCCGGCTTCGCGGAGGCGGCCGCGACCGGTCGCTCCAGGAGGCAAAACATGCCCGGCACCGACCTCGGTGACACGGGCGATTCCTGGACGCCGACCGGTTGCGTCGCGACGACGCGCCAACCCAGGCCGGCCTCTTCGTTCAGCCTGCGTAACATCTGGTCGCCGATGGGCAGGACCAAAACCTGATACTCAACGGTTTGCATGGTGCGTCCTCAGAGGGATGACGGTCGGCGTCGGAATGACAATCGGCCCGAGTTCCAGGTGGGCCAGGACGACGGCGTCGGCGCAGTCCGGCGAGCGGCCCAGGCGCTTAGCGATCTCCTCCTTGCTCTCGATCTTGACGCCGTCGGGCGTGGGCTGCCAGCGGGCCGCCGTCAGGTCGGCCAGCAGTTCCGAATCGGGCGGCAGGGCCAGGTTGTCGCCGTGTTCCGGGTCCAGGGCCTCCCGGAACGACCAGTAGGCGTAGGCCCGCAAGTTCTTGAACGTCAGGACCCCGGCACGGTCGCGTTGGCCGACGCGCTCGCGGAAGTCCACGGCCTTGACGTATGGCACGTCCTGCCGGTAGTGGCGTCGGCACTCGTCGTAAACCGACGCCCCGACGCCGATCACGTCGATGTTGACGCGCGGGTTCAGGTTGTGGTGCCGCCGCCGGGCCTCTTGGACCGTCCGGACGATCATTCGTGTTACGGCCGGCCCGTCGGGCGTGTCGCTGCCGGACGCCTTGTGCAAGTGGGCATACCAAGGGCCGTGGCGTTCGGCCATGACGGTCTTGTCCGCCCCGCCACGCGCGACGTCCACGCCCAGGCACGACAGTCCGGTCGGCGGCCGCCCGTCGGGCCGCCACCGTTCCTGCGCGGCCCGGACCCAGGCCGTGGGGATCACCTGCCACGGGTCGTCCTGCATGCCGGCGGTCATGTCGCCGTAGAGCAGTTGCGACCGGAGCGGTTCCGGCATCGCCTGGAGGCGGGCCAGATAGCCGGTCCGCATGTAAATGGGGTTGTCTTGCAGCCGCGCCGGGTAAAACGTGCGGCTGCGTGGGACGATGCGTTCGCCCCGGTGCAGGACGGGGTCCGACGATTCGAGCCAGGTCAGTTTTCCGTCGAGGACCGTGTACCACCGAAGTTCGCCGGGCGCGGCCGGGCGGTGGAACTGTGCGTCGAGCCAGGGGGCGAAATCCTCGACGACCCAGCGCCCCTCCGGCGTCGTCGGCGGGTTGCCGGTCAACAGGACGCGACACCGCTGGTTCGGGTCGTCCGTCCGGTTCCAGCCGATGATGAACTGCACCTGGGTCCGGGAGAAGTGCGACGCCTCGTCGAAGACGTAGAGGTCGTAAGCCCGTCCCTGGTAGTTGTACTTGTCGTTCTCGCGCTCGCAGCCGTTGAACTCGATGACCCGGCCGTCCAGCCGCAGGATGCCGCCGTAGGGGCCGTTGGACCGCCACGAGCCGCGGCGTCCCACCAGACGGCGGACCTGTTCGACCAGCTCCCCCAGCTGCACGGATTCCCGGCGGAGGATCAGGCTGCGGCGATGGGCCGTGAGGGCGAGTCCTAGGCCGAGGAAACTTTTTCCGCCGCCGGCCGCGCCCCCGAAAAACACCTCATCCGCCTTGCTGCGGTAGGCCAGGGTCTGCGGGCCGGGCAGTGGCGTCCAGATCGGGGTCGGCACCGACCGGAGGAATTTGTCCAGTTCCTGGAGGGCCTCCTTCGGCAAGGCGCGGATCGCCTTCTCCACCCGATCCCTGGACCAGGATTGCCATGACGCGGGCAACGCGCTCGTCGTGACTGAGGTCACCATGATTGAGAATGCTCGTTGCCTGGTCGCGCAGGAGGCGCATCTTTTCAACGGCGATGCCGAGCGACACGAACACGGCCTGGAGCGGCGCGCCCTCGATCTTCTCCAGGGTGCTGTCGAGCAGCTGATGGGCGACTTCCTCCAGGCGGTCGGCGAGGGCCGCGCGTTGGGCCACACGGGCCTGCGGCACTGGCTCGTGAATGCCCCGGCCCCTGGCCCACAGTTTCAAAGTTTGTTTGGGCATGCCGAGCTGCCTGGCCGTCCGGCGGACGTTGCCGCCGTTGGCGTCCAGGGCCGCCAGGGCGACCGCCTTCTCCGCCTCGGAATAGTGCCTCCGCGCCATGGTCACCAGTCTAACGGCTACCGGCTAACGGCTACCGGTCCTGGTCGGGTCTGGGCCAGTTGCGGGCGTGTTTTCCCAAAGTGTTATGGCCGCTTTCACATTCGTGCGGTTACAATCCAGACATGGGGACGAACAGCCGGCGCGACTTCAAACCGCTCACGCTCCCCGCCCTGTCGCCAACCCAGCTCGAAGCCCTTCATGTCGGCCAGGCGGTCCTGGAACTGGCGGCGTCCTGGGGGAGCGTCCTCATTCTTCAGGAGGAGGACGCGGAATCGGAGCGGCCGGTCGGGTGTCGCCTCACCCTCCTGGGCGAATTCCCTTCCCGCGACCTGATGCCGGCCGTCGTCCGGGCCGCCGCCCCTCGCGTCAAACAAGGGGGCCGCCGCCCCTCACGCCGGCCTGGCCGCCATCAGTGCCTGGTGACGGTCGGCGAGCGGACGGCCCGCGTGACCGTCAGCGGGCGGAGGCTGGTGGAGGTCGTCCTCACCGCCGCGGGACGGCCCCCCAAGAAGCCTTGCAAGAACTGCAAGCGCGCCAAATTCTGGTACGAATTCTCCCTCTCGCAGCAGAGCGACGACGGCGTCAACTCCTACTGCCTCCAGTGCGAGCGGGAAAAGCAGCGGGCCTACCAGGAGCGGTGCCGCCGCCTCATGCGGGACGCCGCCTGACGCCCGGGCCGCGTGGCCGCCGGGAACGGTCGCTACGCGGCCCCGTAGGCGAAGCTCGTGAAGCGCAGCGTCCCGGCGTTGCCGGCGTTGTCGCTGTGGACGACCAGCGGCGAGTTGTCCTTGGTGCCGACGCCCAGGCAGCACTTCTCGTTGCCCACGAACGTGAATTCCGTGCTGGCGACCATGGTAATCTGCTGGTTCGCCCAGTCGCCCGGCGCGCCCATGAAGTACAACGTCGAATCGGCCTTGACCTTCTGCGCCAGGGCCGGAACGGTGAAGGTGAGCGCCGAGTAGTTGGAGATGAGGACGGCGTCCCACGACCCGTCCTCGTACTGGATGACGATGTAATCGCCGTTGCTCGGCGGGCCGCCACTGGAATCGCTGGGCAGCGACGTCACCTTGATCGAAGTCGCCCCGGAGGCGGCGTCCGTCGCGACGGTGGTCCGCCCGAGTTCTCCGAGGACCGTCAGGGTGTGGGCCGTCGCCGCCGGCTTGTAACCCAGGCCGGTGAGGCGGGTCCGGTTGCCCCCCGCCGGCGACGGCCGCGGCGGGATGCAGCGCACGATGGGTGTGCCGAACGTCTCGGTCTTGGACCCGAAAAATCCGGTCACGGGGTTGCCCGTCTTAAGGTCGCCGCTGTCTGTCGATACGTAAGGCATGGTCAATTCTCCTTGGGCCGAATGATCAACGGTTGGTTCGGCCGCCGGATCACGTCGGCCTCTGGTGGTGCTTCGTTGCGGACGTAGACCGGCGTCAGCCGGCCCTCACGGGCCCAGCGGGCGACGTTCCGCTGGAAATGAGGGATCAGGGCAGGGTCGTCCTGGACCGCCGTGACGTGCGCGGCCCCGCGTTCGAGGCAGAGGGCCGCGAAGGCGCCCACGCCGGCGTCCAGGTCCAGGACCGTCAGGCCGTCGAGCCGGTCGGGCAGTCCCGGAACGCCCCGCAGCCATGCGTCGTCCCACTCGTCGCGGTCGCGACTGCCTCGAACGCGGAAAAATCGCTCGGGGTAAACCAGCCGTTCCGCCTCTCGGTAATAGGCGTGGGCCTCGTCCTCGCGGCAGTGTTCCTTCAACCGCAGGCCGTAAGGGGCCACGGGGCCTCCGGCATAAGACTGGAACCGGTCCGTTTCGTTGAAGCGGAACTTGGAGTGCGTCCGGTGGACGAACAGGACGTCCCCGTCGAAGTCCTTCTGAATGTAGGCGTTGTCCCAGAACGCCGGCCGCGGCCATGGGAACTGCCAGGGGGTTTGGGTATACGTCCAGGCGATGTCGAAGAGGTCCTTGTCGCCGTAAACGCCGGCGACGGATTCGAGTTTGTAGGTATAGTCCCGGTGTTCGTTGAGCCACCAGGCCACGTTGAGGGCCTTCCAGCACCGCCGCTTGTCCACAAGGAATTGGCCGCTCTCGATGGCCTCCCGCCCCGTCTGGGGCGGGAGGCCGAACCGACGCCAGCCTTCCGCCCGCAGGGGGCCGCACCGGTCGGGCCAGAACAGGTCGCGGTCGCGAAACGCCTTGGACGAAAAGAGGCGGGCGATGCAGTCGGGCGAGCCGCGCCGCGTCCGCCGGACCGGGTAGCTGTCGGCGTCGAGGGAGAGGACCTGGCGGAAGCCGCTGAACAGTACCGCGAACGGCTTGAGCTCCCACGGCGGATACCCCTGTCCGCCGCCGAGGAACCGGGGCCGCAACCCGCGCTCCCGGGCGACCGCGTTGGCGTCACGCCAGGTCACGCCCTTCAGGATCAGACCCATGCGCGGGTCGTATTCGCCGCTGTCCCCCAGATACCACACCTCGACGGGCAGCTCGCAGCCGCACGCACGGATCATGCGGACCGTGACGTAGAGGCTGGCGAAGAACCGCCAGCCGCCGGCGCAGATCACGATGCCCCGCCCGTCGAACTCGCCTTCCGGGTACGGCGGCAGGCTCGCGGCGTAGCGGCGCATGGCCTCGCGGTGGGCTTCGATTGTGACCGGCCAGTTGTGCCAGTCCGGCGCGGACCAGTAGCAGGGCGGCGACCTTTGGATCAGGTCGATCATTGCCTCCAGGGGCATCTCCGGGTGCGCCTGCCAGCACTCGACGCGGCCGGTCATCGGCACGTCGTACTCCCGGGCCGGCCTCGGGGCGGTCCGTCTGGCGAACCAGTCACGAATGCGACGAAACATGCGGCCCCCAGTAACCGTGCGGGCACCTCTGGCCCGGAATGGCCAGCTTGTCGTAGATTGATCCCGGCCCGGCGGAACAGCCGCACGCCCGGCAACGCCCGGCGTCCGCGTCGAAGTGGCCGCCCGGGCAGCGGCGGCACGTTTCCAGCCGGCGCTGGTACTCGCCTTGCTCCAGACGCGCGAACCCGTCCGCGGCGTCTTCGGCCACGGCCCGCGCCAGACGCGGCAACAGCCACGGACGCCGGACGACGTGCCAGAGGTCCGCGACCAGCCGCCGCAGCCATCCCTGCCGGCGCAACCGCCACAGCCGAAACGTCAACCGCCGCCAAAGCGACTGCCACCTTCTGGTGCGAGGGTTCGGCACGTCCGCGTAGGGGCAGACCCGGCAAAATTCCTCGGGCACCGTTTGGTTGTTGACGAGCCACTTGCTGCCGCACGGCCTCAAGGGCTCGTCCGGGTCAGGCCGCCCGCCGCGGTGCCGACACGGCCGCTCCTTGTCGATGTCTGATGTCGGCAGGACCGTCAAGGTTGTCATGGAATGTAAGGCTCCGTCGTGACGAATGGCGGACAAAGACAGAGGCCAGGTACGAAGATGCCATTGAAGGTCGCGTCAAAACAATGGACTTTTTCCCATCTCGTTGTTCCATGACAGAGAGTGTCCAATGTCATTGGCCGATATTGGGCGTAAGCGCTTCCAAAGCGAATGTCTGTCCCAAAATACACAATTTCGTACCCACAGAACAATCTGGCGAGAGAGAGACAAGGCACATTTGGGTCTGGAAAATAATAAAGAGGAAATACCAATTGCCAAAACAAGTTTGTCATTTCTCCTATAATTCCTATTTCGGGACATATTACGAATCGTTCTTTACTCAAAATCGCCCATTGGCAAGCATCCCGCCCCACGGGGGCCCCACCATAACAGAACAAAGGCCAATTTATGATGCCCAATGGATCAGTTTGACACAAAATATGTCTTCCATTGAAACGACTGCACCCCGGATGGTTGCAATAATTTGGGGTAAACCCCTCGGCGAGAACAACCCAATAGGCAGGCATCGGCCCGCAGTCACAACAAGGCTGATATATGTCGTAACTGCGTTTGAGATACCCGCCGCCCGTCTGGCCACAGCAGCACATCGAGCCACCTGGCCCGCCGTACCCGGCGGGCTGAAGCGGGACGCCGGGACTTGTCGGGGCCGGCGGGTTGGCATTCATGACCGTCGCCATCACGCTGGCCTCACCGTAACATCGGGTGGAACGTCGAGACAGCCGGGTGCCATGACGCTGAGCGTCAACGTGTTCGACCCCAGACAGTCCCACTGTGTGCCGTCCTTGGTCCAGACGTTGCCGAAGCGGTCCGTCACGCGGAAGAGCGGCGCGGCATAGGAGAGCGTGAAGTCGCTCGGACTTCCGCCGGTGTCCCATTTCTGCCCGTCCTGGCGGTAGCGCATCAGGAACGACCCGTTGAGACTGCCGCAACCGTCGCCGGCGTACCCAACGGCATCAATCATGAATTGCGCGGGCATGCAGTCGCACGGGGTAAAGCCTTTCGTGTCCACCTGCCCGGTCGGGCACGAAGAGCCGGGAGACCCGGGCGGCCCTCCCGGCGGCTTCTTGCACGGCACATCCTCAATCCAAATTGGCACGTTGGCGTGCAGGCTCTTGAAGACCTTCGTGAACTGTCCGTTCACGCAATCGCTTTCGACCAAATCGACGCAGAACTGCCCGTAGCCGGCGGGCAGCTCGCCGTCCACGAGGTAGACCGGAAGGCCGTCCGCCTCCCCGGACAGGCGACCCGTGTAGTTCCGGCCGACGGCCAGGGCGCTGCCGTTGAGGTCGCGGACGAGACACGTCTCGCCCTCGAGAAAGCTGTCCGTCTCCGGGTTGTACCGCAGCACCGTGCCGCCGTACCGCGTCCGGGTGCCCGGGCCGTAGCCGGTCGGGAGCGAATCGACGCGGACGGTTTGCTTCAATTCCGGATACATCGGCAGCGCGGGCGTCAGGTCTGGCGGCGCGGCCCGATTGGAATCCCGGACGTAGGACTGCCAGTCCTCGTCGAAGGTCATCACGCGGAACGGGTGCCGGACGATCTCGGTCACCAGGCCGCCGAAATGCTCGGTCGCCGCCTGGAGCTGCTTCCACTGCACGGCCTTGATCGTGCTCCCCGGCCGAAACCCGACCGCGCCGGCAAAGGCCTGATGCAGGCGGCCGCCGCCCGACGAACGCAGCTGCCGGTAAAAGTCGTCCGCCCTTTCCCTCGCCCGCGTCTCGCACGCCTCCCGCGAATCGTCCGTGACCTCCCCGTCCGGACCGAAGTAGGCCGGCAGGTCGTCCCAGATTGGGGCGTACACCCCCGGTTCCGCCTTGCCGCTTTCGGGGCCGACCACCTGCACCGTGTATACCGGGTTCGTGGACCACTGGCGCGACGACCTGGGCGTCGTCGGCTCGCTGCCGGTGTGCCTCTCCACCCGGCGAAAGTAAACCTCGACGCCGTAGGGAATCTTCCCGCGAACGGCCTCGACGCACTCGGCGTCGAACACGTCCCGACCCTGGCCGATTGCCCGAGCCAAGGTCCGGTCCGCCTCGTTGTCCGCCTGGCCGACACGCACGATGGTGTACTGGCGTTCGCTCTGCGCCAAATCGACGGCGACGGTGCAGCCGATCCTGCTTAACACCTGACAGAGGGCCCGCCAGGCGGAAACCCCCACGAACCGCCAACCCTCCGGCCGGCCGTCCGGCTCCAGGGTCGATTCCGCCGCGTCCACGACCGGCAGGCCGGGATAATCTCCCAGCCGGGCCGCGTTGAGCGTCCAGAGGTCCTCCACCATCCGGTCCCAGGTCCACGGCTCGCCGTCGTCCAGGGAATCCTCGTAGTAGTCCGTCGTCGTGTAGCCCGGGGCCCGCACGTTGTACTGCCGGTTGACCGGCAACGCGAACGTCGGGTTGTGGCAGAGCCAACGCCGGTCGGCGAAGTACGCCAGATAGCAGGCGTTCGGGTCGTTCGGCGCGCCGGGCGAAATCCGGACGGCGTGCAAAAAAACGAGCTTGCGGAGCCACTGCCGGTAGCCGTCGTCGTCGGCGATCACGGCGTCCACCAGCCGGTCTTCGCTTTTGAGCTGGTCCACCTGGTCGCGGTGGAGGAGGAACCAGCCCCGGGCCGGCGCCTCCCCGGCCGGGCAGACGAAAGAATTGGCCCGGGTGAAGTCCGGGTGCAGGAAGTCCGCGCAGTCCGCCATGGCCTCGGCCGCGTCGTGCAGCGGAATGACCGGCATGCCGCCTACCTCGATCAGCATGGCCCCCACTATACGGCCTACTGAAGCATCTCCGGGCGTCAGGCCGGGACCAGGCTGTCGCCGACCGGGGCCCAGCCCTCCGGAAGCTCAACGCGAGGGTAGGGAACATACTCCGGGGCCGACGGCGGCAGGCCGGTCCGGAGCCACTCACGGGCCTCTTTGATGCCGGACGCGGCGGCATCCTCGACGGTCATGGCGACGGCGAGGCAACGGCAGTTCCAGTGTCGCGGAGGCTTGAACCTTCGCCACACCGGGTCGTCCGCCCGGAAAACCCCGGTGCCGTTCAGGCCGCTTTCCGAAATGATCCGGCAAAGTTCCGTCAGCCGCTCGTCCCGGACGGGCACGGTCCGGCGGTAGGGAAAGAGGTCGGACACGAGCGGGTGGGCCAGGATTGCTTCCCGGCCCACGGCGTAAGCCGTCAGCACGTTCGTCCGGTACACGGTTTCGACATGGGCCCCGGACAGGGCCGACCGGCCCACGGCGTCATCGACCGCGAGGACGAACTCCCGCAGCGTGCCGCCCCGGAGCACGTCCCCGGCGAGGGCGTCGCGGACCTTCTCGATGGCGTCCAGGCCCGCGACCCGGGAGACGGTGAAGGCGGAAGCCCTGGCGTCCTCGGCCAGCCGGTCAAAGTCCTGGCGGGTCATGACCCGTCGCGCGGCCAAGTCTTGTGCCGCGCGCTCGATCAGGGGGAACCGCACCAGCGGGCCATCGCCGCCGTCGCCGCCGGCTTCGGACGCGGGCGACAGGGGCGGTGGCAGGGCCGGCGGAATGACCGGCCTAGGCAAGGCCGCGGCGTCCGCCAGACGGCCCCAGGCATCTGGCGGCGGCAGCTTGGCCACGACCGGCACCGTGCCGGCGACCCAAGCGGCGATCAGGGTCTCCGTCAGGGCCCGGGCCAGAAGGGGTTCGCACCGGGCGATGACCAGCCGCACCTCGTCAATCAGGACGGCCGCGGAAAAGTGTTTTTTTTTACGGCCTCGGCAACCGCTTGGCGGACCTGGCGGCGCACTTCCTCGGAGACGGCGACGCCGGCGACCGTGCCGCGGGCAATGACGTCGTCCACGAGCCGGCCAGCCCGGACGGCCTCGTGGTCCTCCCGCAGGGCTTCGGCCCCGCCCAGGCTCAGGGCGGCCGGCGAACGCGGGCCGCCCTGAGGCTCCTCGGGATAGTCGGGGAACAGGTCCCCGTCGGGATCGAAGTCGCCGTCGGGGTAATCGGGAAACAGTTCGGCCGGCGCGCTCATGGTTCCAGCGTGGGAACTACCCACCCACCCTCCGCCACTTCAGGACCGTCGCGGCCTGCATCCTTTATGGCCGGACCGTCGCCCCGCACGTCTTGGCCAGTTGCGGCCGCCGCACCGTCCGGGCCTGGCGTTCCGTCAACGGCCTCAAGGTCGGCCAGGACCCCGTCAACGACAATGGGCTTGTCGAAAATCTGATCCAGCAACGGCTTCATCGTGATTTCCTTTTTTTCGCCAACTTCGGCTCCTGCGGCGACTCCGGCCACCACCCCTTGGACTTCCACACCGCCGTGCAGCGCGGACAGGAGCGGGCGAGGACGCTCAGGTCCACTTTGCCCCCGTAAACGGCGCGGGCAAACTCAGCCATGCCCTCGATGACGTTGATGGCGGCATAAGACCCCAGGACTTCCCCACTGGCGATCTCGGCGTTCCAGGCCAGCCGCCATTCCCGACTGTCGCTGACCTCGTTCCGCGGACCGTCGAGCGCATGCCCCAGCTCGTGGGCGTAAACCTCGCGTGCCGAATATTTGGGCCCACCCCCGTCGAGGTGCAATTTTCGGCTCGTTATCGAGAAGGCCCCTAAAACCCGCTGGCCGGACCTCACAATTTCCTTGATGCTTGGGTTTATGGCGGCCAGGGCCTGGCCGAGCCGGTCCGCGTCGGAATAAAAGTGGATGCCGGAGACGCCGGCGTCGATCCGGGCGACGGCCTCGGGCGGCATTGCGGCCAGAACTCCGGTCATGGCCTCGCGATACGAGGCCCGTTTCTTCGGGTCAAGGTCCTGGTGCCCATCGAGCATTTCGCCGAAGCGGTCGGCCACCTTCTGGGCCAAGGGGTGCAGGGCGGTCCCTCCCGCCAAAGACTTCGCCTCGGCCTTCCGGGCCGGCCCCCCTGGCGGCGTCGGGGCGTCGGAAACGGGCCCTTTTGTGTCCGCCGCCTCCGGTTCGGCCTTCTGACGCGCGCCGGCGGCAATCTGATTGACCTTGGCCTGCATGTCCGCTTGGTTGCGCAGAACGTCCCGCAACGCCTTGGCGGCGGCCGCCAGGCTTCGCGGCCGGCCCGCAATGCCAACACGATTTAACAGTTTGCCAAACTCCTCCTTGAACAGGTTGCGCTTCAAATCACTGACAAAAGCATCGATCTCGGCCGGCGGCGGAATACGCTCGGAAATCCCGTTCAGAAACCGCCGGACCTGCTCGTAGGCAACATCAACCGCGTTCGCCGACTTCCGATCCGGCGTTGCCGCCGTAGCCTTTTGCCCAGCCGAATCCTCGGCCGGACCGCCCTGTGGAGTTTCCCGTGGAGCCTCAGCCGGGCGCGATCGCGACGGCCTTGATGCCGGCGACCGGGACGCCTCCGGTTCGGCCGGTTCGGCCGGTTTGGCCGGTTCGGACCTCCCACCCGGCCCGTCCGCCTCCACGCCATGCCGACCGCCACCCTTGCCGCCACCTTTTGGCCCGCCGCCTTCCGCACTCGGAGGACGCGGGGCCGCCTTGGCCGGACCGCCGGACGCGGCCTCGTGGGCCTCGTGCCAGTCGAGCATGCGCCGGAACGCGGCAAGCCGGCGCCGGTAGAACTCGTGCATGGAACTGCCCGGCTCCTCCGCCTCCAGCGCCTGACGGTCCTGGTCGATCAACTGGGAAATCCGGTGGACGGTCAGGTCCCCGTGCAAGGAGCGCAGCGCCCCGTAAGCCCGCCTCGCCGACCGTGTGTTTTCCGCAGTGAGGTCCACGCCCTCATACGGCCGAAGCGCCTCTCGCAGCCGGCCACGGTCCGGCTCGCCCATCTCCCTGAGCCGCTGACGGTGCCGCTCCTTGTCGGCCTCAATCGCGGCCCGCTCCTCGGGCGTGGCCTCCTCCATCGCCCGACCGGGAATGAACTGGCCGCCCCTGTAAAACCGGCCGCCGACGGTGATCCCGCCCTTCGGGGCACGCTCGTGCGACAGACTGAGCACGCCGCCATCAGGACCGTCCCAGGAAGGATGTTCGTAATGGACCGACCCGGTGTCAGGGTCCCGCCACCCCACGCCGCCGCGCGGGCCTTCATAGGGCTGGTGCGACGGGGGAAGACCGCCTGGGCTCGGTAGCGCCTTCGTCGGCGGCACCCGGCGGCCCGCCGACGGACGCCCCAGGAGCGTCTCGACCAGCGACACGGGCTCAATCGTGTAGGGCACGTTGCCAAAATTGACACGCACTCCGTGAGCCACCACACACCGGTCCAGGGCGCCAATGACGGTCTGGACGATCTCGTCCTCGCCCGTCAAAAAACAGACCATCGGGACCGACCGGCCAGCATACCCCGACCCGCTCTTCATGGCGGCCACGACCTCCGGCGGCACGCCCATGCCCTCCAGAATCTCCTGGTCCAGGTCGTGGGCGTATTCGCGGACGCCCCGGATGTCACCGTTCACCTTCGCGTCGTCCCAGAGCCACGCATAATCCCCACGCTCGTCGCGCACGTTCGGCAACGACAAAGTCCCGCCCGTGGCGAACTTCTCGACGATCTCGTTGGCCAGGTCCTGGCCGTCCACCAGGTTCCCGTCCTCGTCGGGGATCGGGCCGGCCGGGTAACGAATCAAACCACTACGGAAGGCGTTCTTTGCGAACCACAGGCGGCGGGCGTCCGTCGCCCCGTGCCGACCCCGCCTCTCAACGAACGGCACATAGGCCCCTTCGTAGCGCGAACGCCCGTAAAAGTGCCCGTATTCCGATTCGTTCGCGACCCACAACGCCCGCGGCGGCCGCAACGTAACTTCGCCGTGGGACGCGACGTTGTACACGCGCACGCCCGTCAACACCCGCCCCACCGTCAGGGGGCGCACGTCCATCGGGCAAAAGTCCCGAATCTCGCGCAGGACAATCCGGCCCTGCCTCTCCTGCCAGGCGGCCTCGCCGCCCATCCAGCCGTACTCCAGGAGCGGCCCGAGGATGCGTGGCAACCAATGGAGCCAGACCGACCGAAGGGTCTCGTCCACGTAGGCGGCCACGTCGGAAGACCCACGGATACGCCACTTGGCACAACGAACCGGGCCGGCGATGATGCGCAGACCGAGGCGGACACGGGGGTCGCGACGCATCCGCGGCACGTCGCGAAACACCCGGAAATGGTCGATCCCGTCGTCGTAGAATAGGGCCAACGAGCCGACTATCGACGGCCGATAGCCGGCCGTCCCGCTCGGCGACAGAAAGGCCTTGACGGCCCCGTTGTTGGCAATCATGGGGCTTCCTCTCCGGCGGGCTGCCGCCTCAATTCCTCCGCCCGATAGGCCGCCCAGGCGTCATCGGCCCGCGCCGGGTCGCCGGTGTCCGCCAGGACGAGCTGGTAAATCTCGTCGGCCGTCGGCGGGTGCGGCCGAGAACCGAGGCCCCGCAACTGCCGGCGGGCCGTCAGGTGCGGAATGTTGGCCCAAAGCCCCGCCGCCTGCGTCCTGGTCAGAGCCCAGGGGTTGAGGCCGTAGAACTCAGCGACTTCAGCTCTTCGTCGCGTTTTTTTTTCAGCAGCAGCCATTCGCAATCGACCGTGTGCCGGAGCCAGTCGGCCTGGCCAACGGTCAGCTCCACCCCAGTCCGGTCCCGCACGTGCGAGATTATGGCCCGCAGCAGCTCCAGATAGGACTTCTCAGCGAACTCCTGGAGCAGCTCCTGGAAGCGAAAGAACGTCTCGATCAGATCGAGCTTCAGCTCGGGCCCGTCCTGGAGGCGAAATACCGTCATGCCGTTGGGGATCACCGGGATCGGTTCGGTGGATTCGGACACGAGAGACTCCCACGGGAACATGGTTCGTGCTTCGTGCCCAGTGTAAGGGCTACCGGGCTTTGGCGCGGCCCAGGGGGCCGTTCGGTTGTTGGACGGGACCAGCGCCGGCTGGCGGACAGGATCGGCCGCGAGGGCGGCACGGTGACGCCCCGCGAGGTGCAGCAAGGGTGCCGATGGTTGAAAGAGCCCGGCACGGCGGAAGCGGCTCTGGAGGGGCTGACCAGAGCCGGGCGCGGCAGATGGGTCACGGAACCGCCCCCGGCTACAGGGGGCCACCCGCGACGTGTTTTCGTCCTGTCTACGGTGTCTACGTCTACACTCGCTCAAAATCTTCGGGAAATACATGCGAGTGTAGACGTAGACAGTGTAGACGCCCGGGAAGTGCGACCGGCGACGGGCCTGGGGCCAGCCGGCCTGTTCGGCGGCCCGGCCCCGGTCGGCCCCTACGCGGAAGGTTTCTGACTTACTCTCAAGGCGCTGAGCGTTATAATGTACGCCATCGCTCACCCCCCAGGGAGAACCCACCATGCGTGTCGTGGACGTTCGCAACAACCTGGCCGACGCCCTGAACCGCGTCGCTTACGCCGGCGAACGCATCATCCTGGAACGCCGGGGCAAGGGCGTGGCCGCGCTGGTGTCGATGGACGACCTGGCGCTTTTGGAGCGCATCGAGGACGAGCAAGACCTCAAGGCGGCCCGCAAGGCGTTGAAGGAGAAGGGCGGCGTCCCTCTCGAAGACATCAAGAAACGGCTGGGGATGAAATGACATGCCCTATGCCGTCATCTACAAACCGTCGGCAGACAAGGCCCTGCGCCAGCTGCCGGAGAAGGTGCAGCGGCGGATTGCGGCCGCGACGGAAGCCCTGGCCGGCGACCCCCGGCCCCCTGGGGCCGTCAAATTGCACGGCACGGAAGACCTTTGGCGAATTCGCGTCGGACAGTACCGCGTCGTCTACACGGTCCAGGATGAAGCTTTGATCGTGCTGGTACTTCGCGTCGCGCATCGCAAAGACGTTTATCGTCCCTGAATCCCTGGAAAAGACATCATGGCAAGCGTTGTGAATGATCCCAACGGCCGCAAGCGCATCCTGTTCGTGGACGCCGACGAAAGCCGCAAGGCGATCCGCCTGGGCAGGATCGACCGCAAGAGCGCCGACGCCATCGCCCGGCAAGTCGAAGCGCTCTTGTCGGCGAAGATCGGCGGGCAACCCGTCCCACGGGACACGGCCGCATGGTTGACGAACATCGGGGCGAAACTCCGCGACAAGCTGGCGGCGGTCGGTTTGGTCGAAGCCCCAAAGCGGGCGGCCCTGGGCGAGTTCCTTCGCTCTTACATCCTCTCTCGCCCTGACGTGAAGCCCGCCACCCTGGAGGTCTGGCAACAGCCTTGCCGGAACCTGACGGAGTTCTTCGGCGACGACCAGCCGTTGCGCGGCATCACGATCGGCGATTGCGACCAGTTCAAGGCCTGGTTGCTCACGCAAGATTTGGCCCCGGCCACCGTGGCCAAGCGGCTCTCCTTCGCCCGCACATTCTTCCACGTCGCCCGCAAGCACAAGCTCATCGACGAAAACCCGTTCTCGGAAGTGAAAATCCCGGCGGCCAACGTCAGCGCCCGGCAACGCTTCATCGACCGCGATGCGGTGCGAAAGCTGCTGGACGTGGCCAACCCGACCTGGCGAATCATCATCGCCCTGTGCCGCTACGGCGGCTTGCGCTGCCCGTCGGAGGTGCTGTCCTTGGAATGGCGGCACGTCGATTGGGGGCGAAGCCGCATCACAGTCCCGAGCCCCAAGACCGACCGCTACGACGGCAAGGGGAGCCGGAGGATTCCTCTGTTCGCCGAGCTGCGGCCCTTCCTCGAGGAGGCTTTCGACCTGGCCGAATCCGGTCAGACCCACGTCGTCGGCGGGACACACCTGGCAAAGGCCCAGGGCCCCAACGGCTGGCGGAACTGCAACCTGCGGACGGCGTTCCAGAAGCTGGTGAAGCGGGCGGGCCTGGAGCCGTGGCCCCGGTTGTTCCACAACCTGCGGTCAAGCCGGGAAACCGAGTTGCTCGAATGGTTTCCGGTCCACGTCGTCGCCTTGTGGATGGGACATGACGCCAAGGTGAGCCTGAAGCACTACGCCCAGACAACCGAGGACCACTTCGACCGGGCGGCAGGCGGCGCAAAAAACGGCGCATCCGAGGCGCAAAATCAGGCGCAGCAGCCAGACGCGGACAGCAGCAACGAATCGTGCGAATGGGACATAAGCCCCAATGTCATGAGCAGTTCTGCCATTCCTTGCGAAACGCAACCTGTTGATGCGAAAGGACTTAACGGAGGGAGTGGGATTCGAACCTCGCGACAAATCCCCAGAAAAACCGCAATTCCTGGTCGAGGCGGCGCAAAAAGCGGCGCACTCGATCCCGAAACGCCCGCCATCAACTCCGAGCTAGTCGCCGTGATGAACGCCTGGCCGAAGCTGCCCGACGCCATTCGCGCCGGCAGCCTGTCGATGGTCCGGGCGGCGGGCGGATAGCGTCTACTTTCTTTTTTTGTGGCCACAAGTTCGCCAGTACCCGTGCGACCGGCTCTTCGGCCGGCTGGGCTTCGATGCCGAAGCCGCGGAGCCGTGGAATAGGTGTGCCGCCGGAAGTAGACTGAACCTACCGGGACGGTTCGCCGGGTTGCAAACCGGCGAACCAAGCGGCCGGGACCGGCGCGGGAGTTAGCCTTTCGCCCGCGCGGCCCGGGCCGACCCGGGACCGAAAGGCAACGCGATGGCGGATACATCCCCGGCCGTGGGGGCGGGCGGACTGTCCCAGTTCGACCTGCCGAACGTCTTCCGCTGCGCCGCCGAGCTGGCCGAGGCTGCCGCAGCCCTGGACCCGACGGAATGGGCCCAACTCCCCGTCGACATCGACGGCCCGGCTTCTCCCCACTTCGAGCGCTGGACGGAGCGGCATCGCCTGCTGGAGCGAGTTGAAGAAGAAGCAGCACGGCTCAAGCGGACCCTGGGGGCCACGGGTCCGCTCGACTTCCCCAGGGGGGAGACCGACGCCAGCCCAAGGTGGGAGAGCTACGACCAGCACTTCAACAGCACGACCCATGACAGGGTGGTTCGCCTGGCCCTGACGAAACTGGCCACGGCGGCGATTGACCTTTCCGGCTTCGCGACCTGGCGGGACTGGCAATGGCCCATGCGGGAGACGGGGCTTCGCCTGCTCACCTGGGGACTGGCCCAGCTCTGGGAAGGCATGTCCGCAGCCGAGCGGTCGGCAGTGCGGGACCGATTGTCGCACACGCACCAGGCGATCGGCTGGCCCCCGAACCCTGCGACCGACCCCCCGGCCTACGACGGCCCCGAGGAGATTCCCTTGCCGGACCGGCATCGCACGGTCGTCAACTACATCTCCTGCCGCCCCGGCTACCTGGCCGGCTTACACGAGGCCTTCAAGAGCCACGTCGAGCAGAATCAGGAGGAGTTCCTGCGCCGTGCGACGCTGGTTCAGTTTGTCGAGAGGGCTGAACGGGCCGAGCAAGCGCTCCAGGCGATGGCCAAGCGGGGCTTCGATTCGGCGGCGGAATGGGGCGACCTGTACACGAGAGCCTTTTGGCCCCTGGCCTGTTTGCGACGGGCGCACGAGGTCGGGCCCCGTGAAGCCTGGCCCGCGCCGGCCCTGGAACAGCGCAAGGTGTTGGCTGACGCGGCGGGCATCCTGCTGACGTGGGTCGGCGGCACGCCGGCGGCCAAGGCCGCGATGAACCCGGCGGACGCGGACAAGGCTTGGGAGCTTTTCACACAGGCCATCCAGCGACTTCGGACCATCGCCGATGCCCAAGCCGGGACGCGCCAAAGCGATGGGGCGAATTTTACCTTGGGCAGGTTGCTCGATGCCTTACGGGACAGCGAAGCGGCCTTTGCCGCGAACTCCGAAACGGCAGACCGCGTTGAATCCCGAGACGGGGGCATGGCTGTCGCGTGGTGGCGCCTGCAGGCGGCCGCGTTGAGGTTCCAGCCCGACCCGGTGCAGATGCCGGGCATCGACCGCATCCAACTCCTTTGCGACGAGCTGGACAACGGGGGCGGTCTGACCGCCGCGAACGTGGCCAGGATTCGGGCCAAGGTGTGCCGCGCCAAGCCTTGCGGTCTGGAAGAGGCCAACGCGCTTGCTTTGCACGAAGCGGCGGACGTGCTGGAAGCCCACCTGCAGCAACCGGGGAAGCCGAATAAACCCGCGCCGGCTGTCGTCCAAGCTAAGGCGGCGGCCGCGCCGGGCAGCAACGCTTGGCTTGCCCTGACGCGTGTATTCACAAACGGACTTTCCGACGACCGAATCGAAAAAGCAGCCCAGTTGCTGGCCGACGACAAGCTGACCGTGAATGAGAAGTTGACGAAGATCGACGCCTTGATTCCCCTCCCCGCAACCGCGTCGGCCGAGCAACTGGCCGATATGCTTGGAGTGACGAAGCAAGCCGTACTGAAAACCGCCTGGTGGGTTCAGAACCGCAAAGGCGAGAGGGAAAGTGAAGTGGGCCGACGGCGAGAATGCCATCACAAGCGGGCCAGGAGCTACGAAGCCCCTGGCCCGGACGAGGAGGACGGGTAGCGCAAGTCGGTTGCCGGGGCGCGGTAACTGGTTACCGTCAGGTTACCGCGCCAGATTTTTTCAAACTTTTTCAAGCCGCTCAAATCTAGGCCGAGCGGCTTGTTTCGTTTCCGTGAGGTTACCGAAACTGGTTGCCATCGGCGGACTCTGGTCATGCGGCCGCGCTGTGCGGCTCGCGATCCGCTGGAGCGACCGACATGGTTCCGACCGAGCTATCCTCCCCCCTGGCCCTACGGCCCCGTGAGGCGGCGGGGGCCCTGGGCATCTCTCCCCGCCACCTCTGGCAGCTGACCCGCGACGGGCATGTCCCGTGCGTCCGCGTCGGCAGCGGCCGGCGCAAAACGGTGCTGTATCCCGTGGCCGAGCTGCAGGCCTGGCTGGCGCGGCAAACGGCAGCGAAGGAAGGGGGCCGGCAATGACCCCCTTCGAAAACCTGCTGGCCCGGCTGCCCGGCGCGAGGCGGGCCGGCAACGGCTGGTCGGCGCGCTGTCCGGCCCATGACGACCGGCGGGCATCCCTGAGCATCGCCGAGGGCGGCGACGGCACGGTGTTGTTGAAATGTCACGCCGGCTGTTCGACGGCGGCGGTCCTGGCGGCCGTGGGCCTGTCGCCGCGCGACCTGTTCCCGGCGACGGCCGGCCCGACGCCGGCACGCAACGGTCACTGCAAGCCGGCGAACGGCGCGCTCATATTTTTAATGTGCGCGCTCATAGTTTTGAGCTCCGCTCGTAAAAAGAGCCGCAGCGCGCGCCCCGCCGCACCAGTTGGCCGTTCTGAACCATGCGGTCGAGTAGGCGGGTTGCCTGGTATGGGCCCAATTGGCACAACTCCGCGGCTTCCCGACGGGTGATTCGCCCGTGCCTTTCCACGTACTGCAACACCATCTGTTGCTGCTGGAGCGGCTCGAAGCCGCGCTGGCGGACGTAAGCGGCGATCCAGGCAGCTACATTTCGCGTAGCGGCGGCTACACGAAATGTAGCTGCCGCAGGATTTTGACACTTTTTTGCGGGCGCATTTGTGGACCAGTCAGAATGCTGCCAGTAATATTAGGGCATGACAAAACACCTGACCTCGGACGAATTGCGGGCGCTGATCCGTGGGCAGATCGCGCGGCACCGAATTAGCCTCCTGGAGGTCGCGCGCCAGGCGGAGATTCCGCCCCCCACTGTGCGATCCTACCTGTACCACCAGACAGACACAGGGATCGAGCGGGTTTTGCGGATCGCTGCGGCGGTCGGTTTGCGCGTAACAGCTTGTCCTTACGAGAGTTTCGTCCCGCCTCCACCTCGCCCGCGCGGCCGGAAAAAATCTAGCAAAATTTTGCCGGATTTTTGTTGACAGACAAAATCCTGTCGATATACTACTGACGTCGGGCGAGTGATTGCCCGGCCGGTAGCCGCGCCCCGATTGAGCGCGGCAGGTTGGCCCCCGAGACTGGGGGCTGAGGGAGGACCGAACCATGCAAACTCTGACCGTCAGACTGTTGGACCGCAGCCCGATCCCGCACGCGCGGTGGTGCGAGCCGGTCGGCTGGGAGCCGGCCAACAAGATCGCGGGAGCGGAATACGGGTACGGGGCGTGGTGGGGCGCTGGGGGCCAGGTGGTGGCGGGCCTGGTCTGGTTCGGGCACGCGGAGGATCATGAGGAGCTGCGGCAGATCGAAGCCCATCCGGTTGAGCTGGCCGTTGTCTCCTGTGGCGACGGCTGCGATGAGAACTATCGCGTGATTGAATGGGTGGCACCGCCCGCCGCCGACTAACCCACTGACGAGCCGCCCGGCGGGGCGGCGAAACCCGGCGGTAACGCCGGGTCTGGGACGCACCCACGGGCAGCCGTGCCCCGATTGAGCACGGCAGGCGGTCCTCTGACATTTCGAGGAATTGAGAGGATGACATGACCGCGAAGAAGAAAGACCTTGGGTTCGTCGCAGACATCGTGGCGAGTGACACCGAAGAGGCGACGCGGCTCCTTCAGCTGATTGGGGCCGTCGAGTACAGCGAAGTGTGCGAGCATGACTGGCACTGCTACGGCACGGTCAACGGTGCGACACGCTACGGATGTCAGAAATGCGGAGCCACACGGTAGACGAACCAAACCCGCCGACCTCCCGCCCCGCGCCGTGCCGGCCTAGTCACCCGGCGGCCCAGACCGGCGCGGGGCACCTGGCGGCGTGCCGAGGGCCATGCGGCCCTGGGGTACCAGCGGGTTCGAGCCCCGCAGCCGCCCTCGCCAGACAGGGGCAGCCGCGCGCCCGCGCTAGCGCGGCAGGAGGTTAACTATGCCGACACAGACAGCCATCCGGCCACCGATTGCGTGGCGGCAGCGACCGCCATACCCAGAGCCACCCGCCGGGTATGAGCTGGTCATCTACCGGAGCCGCGCGGCCGCCCAGGCCTCTCGCGTCTGGGGGGTCCGCCCGGTCCATATCGGCTTGTGCACCTACGCTTTGTGGGTTCCGCTCGGCGCTCCACCGCCAGATACGCCCCTGCGTCGCGATGTCGCGGACTGGTTGGCCGCTGGGGGGAAGGCTGCGAACCTCGTATGCCAGCGCGAATACCCCTATGGTCTCGCTCGCATCTGCGCGTATGCCGAGGGGATGGGCTGTCCCATCCCCGCCCAGTACACGGGGCGGGCCGCCGATCTGTACGATTTTCTCGCGGCGGCTCGCGAATACTGCGGGAGGCAACAGTCATGACCACGTGCGGCCATTGCGGCGGGCGGGGCTGGGTGCTCCGTGCGAGCTATGACATGGAAGGACGGGCCAGGCCCGAGGGCGAGCGGCGGGTGGCGTGCGAGTACTGCGCCGGGGCCGGGGCGTGCAGCCAAGGGCATATGCTGTTGCCGGCCAGCGAGACGGCCCCGGCGGACCCGGACGACGTGGCGCGGGCCGGCTTGCCGGCGTGGGCATAGGGTAGCCGCGCGCCCTGATTGAGCGCGGCAGGAGGCTAACGACCATGAATCTCCGAATCACCCACGTTCAGATTGTCAGGCGGCGGCACGCGCCGCGCTCGCCGGTCAAGCGGCGGCAGGTCCGCCGAGCCCGCCACGCCAGGCCCTCGCCCGTGAGGACGGCCCGATGATTGCCGCCACCATCATCCCCGAGCCGCACGCGGTCGCCCCGGACGGCCGCGTGCTTGCCACGAGGGCGTGGACCGTCGGCGGGGACGGCATGCTGATCTCGCCCCACTGGCTGACCCCGTGGCCAACACACACGATGTCGGCTGAGATGTCCGAATCGGACGCCGTCCTGGGCGAGGCCGGCCTTCATGCGGTCACGTACGCGCCGCGGGCCGGCCCTGCCAAGCCAAGCGGTCGGTGACGTGCTGTGCGACGGCCGCGTGGCATTCTCGTCGAGGGGGCTGCGCGCCGAGCGTATGGAGATCGTCACGCTGCGCGTGCTGTGCCCCAATCTGGCGGCCCGCCTGCGCGCCAGGTACCCGGGCGTCCGGGTGTCCGTGGTCCGACACCGGAAGGCCGGGTGCCGCCACATACTCACCAGAGCAGGAACGCTGGTCATTGCGCGTTTTCGGGACAACCTGCTACACGGCCGGCGCGAGATACGGTCGGCGGACGGTGGCACGGCCGTCGAACATTTCCGTGCCGGCCTGCTACAGGGCCGGCGCGAGGAACGCCTGGCGGACGGAACGCTGGTCGTTGAACATTTCCGCGGCAACCAACTACATGGCCGGCGAGAGTGGCGCCGGCCAGACGGCCACACGGTCGTTGAACATTTCCGGAACGACCGGCAACATGGCCGGAAAGAGGAACGCCGGCCGGACGGAACGCTAATCGTCGATCGCTACCGTGACGGCCAGCTACACGGCCGGTGCGAGTGGCGCTGGGCGGACGGCTCGATCTCCATCGCGCACTACCGTGATGGTCGTCTACACGGCCGGTGCGAGGAACGCCGGCCGGACGGCAGCGTGTTCATCGAGCGGTGGCGCGACGGTCTGCGATGTGACCAGACCAGCCCAACCTGTTGATGGGCCGCCCGGCGGGGCTGAGGGGACCGGGCCATTCGCCGGGACGGTCACGCATCATCCACCACATCCGGAGCCAACAGGCTGTGTATCGCCCTGGCGGCCCGGTACAAATACCGCGATTCCCGAGGCCTGGGATTGGGGTTCTCGACCCAGTGCTCGGCGTTGGCCGGCTCGGCGCGGAACGCGGCCAGGCGGCGGGTCAGCGTCGCCCGGCCCAGGCCCGTGCGCCTGGCCAACACCTGCGCGGCCACCCACTCGTCCTCATCGGGCACCGCCGGCCCGGTGGCCGGCTCCTCGACCAGAATCTGACTGACGACCACGTCCGCAACAATCTGCAACCGGGCAACGGCAGCGCTGGCGTTCTCCAGTATTCGCAGCGCGGCCGCAAGTCTGTCCTGGCGGTCCACGACGCCCCCCCCTGGCCACCACGCGTGAGCGGCAAGCCGACGGCGCAGGCGGGACGCCCAACACGAGCGCGACGCCAATCGGCCGTCCCAACTGTAATACCCTTCGCACCCCCCTGCAAGCCGCCGCCCAGCTGCACACCACGGCGGCCCAAGCCACGCGGCAATTTACCTAAACGCGCGTTCACTACGCAAGGCCGGTCACAAAAAAAATAAGCGGACAGGCTGAAACGGCCGGAGGCCACGGTCGTGAGCGCCTTGCGGCAATTCTCGTGGCTCATTTCGTGGCTCATTCGTGGCTCACGTGAGCCACGAACGCACTTTTTGCGATTTTTCAAAAATCTTAAACCCTTGGCCCGGTGGCACTTGCGAAAATCGCCCCCGTGGCTCACGTGAGCCTCGACAACACGGAATTCCGGCGTCCGGGTAGCCTCGGTCCATGCGCCGGCCGCTGGGGCCGGCGGCGTGGAGGGCGTGGCAATGCTCGTACTGTCGCGGCGCATCGGTGAGCGGATCGAGCTGCACACCGGTGACGGCCTGATTACCCTCGCCGTCGTGCGCGTGAGGGGCGCCGGCGAGCGGGCGTCGGTCGGCCTGGGGATTGAGGCGCCGGACGCGGTGGCGATTCGGCGGTCGGAAGTGCCGCTGCGGCTTGTTTCGCCGGCGTCGTCGGCGGCCGACCCGGACGACGGCCCGAGGGCGGCCTGATCGTGGGCGACCTGTTTGGTTGGCTGGGGTGTCTGGCCGCAATCTCCATCCCCTGGACGATGGCGTCCGACCGTCGGCCGGTCCACCGGCCGACCGCGGCGGCGTGCGTCCTGACCCACCTCCTGTACGGGTCGGCGGCGGCGTGCCAGGGCCGCTGGTGGCTCCTGGCCAGCAGCGTCAACGGCCTGGTCGCCCTGGCCTATCTGGCCTGGAGGGACCGACGGCGGCGCGACCCGCCCGGAAGGGACGCCTCGGCTTAACGCGCCTCGGCCCACTCCGGCCTTTCCGGCTCGCCGAGTTCCGCCTCGATGGCGGAGACGAGCTGAAACAGGGCCTGGGCGAGCGCGGCGCAGTCGGGGCAACTGGCCAGGACCTGGAGGCGGTCCGTCTGGGCGCGAACGTTCTGGAGAACGTCTGGCAGCGATGGGCGAGGCATGACATCACTCCTTGCGTGGCGGCGGCCAGAGCTGGTTACGCTCCAGATACTCCCTGACCGCCCGGACAACCTCCTGCGTGAGGTTGGTCACGTTGCGCGCGGCCAGGACCTCCAGCAGGCCGGCCAGCCGTTCGGGCACCCGCACCATCCGGCCGGGCTTGTGACGATCTTCGGCACTCGTCCGCTTTCTCCCCATGTTCCGGATTGTAATCATGGTCCATTCCAACACAATGCGGTTTATGAACTTGCGGATGCCACCATATCATTGTTCGCGTCTGCCGTAACCGAGTTGATATATTTGTGCAAAAAATTGGCGAATTTTTGTTGACACAATGATTCCACATGAATAGGCTGTCGCGCCATGACGATTCCCGTTGCCGTCGCCCCCGTGGTGCCCGACGACCTCCTGCCGGTGGCGGAGGCGGCGGCCCTGGTCCGCAGCCCCAGGCCGGGGAGGGACGGTCGGCACCGGACCAGCTTGGGGACGCTGTACCGCTGGATCGCCGAGGGGCGGCTGCGCGGCTACCGGCGGCTGGGCCGATGGCTGATGGTCAGCCGGGGCGAGCTACTGTCGCTTGTGGCGGCCGTGCCCGTCCGGCCCCGGGCCCTGGCCCGGCCGACGCCTGGGCAAATCGCCCAGGGACGGCGGCGGTCGGCGGCGGTCCTCGACGCGGAGGGAGTATGAGGATGCCGAAAAACCACACATGGGCCGAAGGGCTCTTCGGACACGGTTGGCGGATGGCCCGGGTGCGTCTGGTCCGCAACCTGTTTGTGCTGCGCGGGGGGCGGCGGCTGTGGCTCATCCGCTCGGCCTACGCCCCCAGGCTCGGCGACCCGCCGCTGCGCCGACTGAACCGGTTCGCCTGGACCAACTGACCCCCGCCCGAGGAGGAAGGCGACCCATGACCGCCAGCGACCTCGACCGCCTCACCCGTGCCGTGTACCGGCGCAACGGCGATGCGTTCAGCGACCTCATGGCAGCGTTTTTCATCCCCGCTAAGGCCGAGGCCTGGGCGGCCGAGCAGAACGCCAAGTTCCGCCTGGGCCTGTTCCAGGTGAGGCCGTTCTGCTGGTGGGAGCGAGAGCCGGAACTGTGCCGGCTCCGCGCGGCCGTCTGGCTCCCGGTGGAGCCGGAGGTCCGATACCTGACGGCGGCGTTTTTCAGCGTGAAACAGGCCCAGGACTGGGCCGTTCGCACGAGCGACGCGTTCCTGGCCGAGGAACTGCCGGCGGACTGGTGGGCGACGATCACGGGCCGGGGCTAGCCCCGGTCGCCGCCGACGTCCCACGGAAGGGGCGGGTGCGGCTCGCCGGCGGCCTGGGCCTGCTCCGCCAGGAGCGAGTACAGGTACCAGAGGATCGGCTGGCGGCTCCTCGCCGCTAACCGTTTGGCGAGGTCGTACCAGGGGACGGGCATCTGGACGGGACGCCTGGGTGCCGCGTGGCTGTCGCCATCAGGGCGTTTACGTTTGGACATGGATATGGGCACTTCCCCTCAGTCGCTTTGTCGCCAGTCCTACTCCCACGGCATGGGCGGGTGGGACATGCCCTTTTGTGCGGCCTGCTCGGCCACGAGGTCGAGGACGTACCACAGCATGGGCTGCTTACGCTCCCTCGCCAAAACCTTGATCAACTCAAGCCACGGCAACGGGATCATCAAGGGGCGGCGAGGGGTTGTACGACGATCACCCTTTTTCTTGGTCATGCCGACAATCATAACCGCCCAACGCGCTCCAAGGCTATCATCTTCAACCATTATTCGGCAATTCGTGACCACATATTGCCAAAAACATAAAATAAGACCCGCAGAATGTCACGGTTTTTCTCTTGAAACTGCGGTATGCCATGCTGTATACTCCGGA